TCGAAGACAATATTGATGTAGTGAGTACTTTCTTTGCTCGCATATACAATGGCAAGAAGCTGCCGATGAACTGGTTTAAGGTAGTGACAAGCGTTTATTCCGATATGGTGGTAGGAGAGCCGCCACGCCTTATGACCTCGGTAGGACAAACAGAGCTGGATGGTGTTGTTAATAGAAGTGATCTAAGCGTTGTATTATATAATGCCTGTAATAATTTTATCCAATTCGGCAATGCTATTATGAAGGTTCGGTTTGTAGGGACAGGATCAGAACCGGGCAGCATTATAGAAAACATTGATCCATCTATTTGGTTCCCGGTAGTCAATCCCGATAACGTTAATGAATATGTGGCACATGTCCTGGCCTGGAAGTTTAAAGAGCAAATTGGCAGTAGTGTGGCCAGTCTACTTAGGACAGAAGTACATACTGCTGGTGCTATTGATAATCACCTGTACTGGATGAATGGCGATGAGATCAGTCATGAAGTCGACCTAAAGGTATCTGCAAAGTATCAGACAGTGCCTAAACATATTGAGACTGGAGTGCCGTATCCATTAGTATTTGTTGTAAATAATATTAAGAAGCGTAATGACGTTTATGGCATAAGTGACTACGATGGCATTGAAAACTTAGTTAAGGAACTTGAGACAAGAATTATAAAAATAAGTTCCATTCTTGATATTCATAGTCGGCCTGCAATGACAGGATCTTCGTCTATGCTCACTACCGATATGGAGACTGGCGAAGAAACAATGCGCATGAATGGCAGGTTCTTCCCGGTCAATAAGGACGAGGATAGACCTGAATACATTACTTGGGATGGGAAGTTGGATAGCAGCTTCCAAGAAATGGACAGACTTGTCAGTATGATTTATGCTGTGACGGATTTGAATCCGGCAGCTATTGGAGATTTTAGTGGCGGCGCTGTTGCTTCAGGGAGTGCATTAAGGCGACTGCTTTTAAGAACCATAAGTCATTGTAATAGGATCAGGGTCCGTTTCGATCAAGTTCTTAAGAGAGCAATAAAGGCTGCAAGCATCCTAGATGTTAATGGTCGCATAAAGGATGCTACTGTTGTGGAACTTAGCTTAATCAGCTGGCAGGATGGACTTCCCAGCGATGACCTTGAAAATAGTATGATCGAGCAGACAAGGGCTAATTCTGGACTGACTTCAAGATCGTCTGCAATAATGCGCCTGGATGGCTGCACACGGGAAGAAGCTGATGAAGAGATGGAGCGCATCAAGCAGGAAACACCTAAAGAAACCGCACAAATACCGCCGGGAAATTTGGCCAAACCAGTGCCTAAAAGTGGCCAGGATATAACTAATGCCAGTAAACAAGGTGGGACTGAAAAGGCCCCATTAATGCCTGATATTATAAGCACACTTAAGGATATTGGCTACTTTAAAACTAATTCGGGATAGTTATGTCTGATATCCCAAAAGAGATACAAGCGATGCTAGATGGCATTGTCTTGGAAGAAGATCAGGATGAAGATCAGACAGACCCGGATTGGCTTGTTGCTTTATGGCCATTGGTCTTAGCGAAAGTTAAACAGAGATTTATAAACGCTAATTGGAAGCTTTGGACCAAGGCGTGGCAAGACGTAATACAGAATGCCTTTGATATGGGCATGGCAGGAGACACTATAGGAACGGTTGCTCCGGCTGTTGGCGGTATGGATGCGGCCATGCAATATTTTATGGAACACGGCATGGAACTTGTAAAAACGCTAAGCCAGACTGACATACAATTACTTAAAGGCCAGATGGTCGATAATTGGGGCAAGGGCGAGGATGCGTTTAAAGCCGCTTTTGAGGACCAATACAGCGGGCCTGCCAGACTAGATAAAATATACCGGACTGAGTACGTTAAGGCCCAAAATGAAGGCATAGTGGTACGGGCAAAGGCTGCTGGCCATCAATACAAGATGTGGCGGTGTCCTAACGATGAAAGGAGCTGTCCGGAATGCAGTGCTATGGATTATGAAGTTGTAGGCATCGATGAAATGTTTAGCGGTGGAGTAATGACGCCTGGACTTCATCCTTTTTGCAGATGCGTTTTAATAAGCGTGGCTGATGAAGACAGCGAAGTGTTTTCGGAAGATGTGGAGCCAATAATAGTGTAATCGCTTTTCCCACTATTTTCTTTCGCAAAAGCAGCAGGGAGGTTTGCGAGAAGTCGGAGGCGCGCCTTCACTTGTGAAGGGGCGCGCCGTAGACTTCGAAGCCGACCACTGCATAGCGATAAAGTACTATACCCATAAGCATCGCTGATATCTTTACATTAACTATTAACGTTTTCAACGGGACAATGCTTACTTAACTTATTTGATATAAAATATATAAATTATATCTATCTCTCAAAGTAATAATACTCATAAAACAGCGAAATCTCACTGCTTTTTGCATTATTTAGGCAAACTATATTCTCGCCATGAAATCAGTTAATGGTTTATCTAAACTAATTTACTCCATTCTATTTTAACAGCAATATCTTCTGGCGTTTATCAAGATGGTACGGCTTCAGTTCAACGTGGTCTTTCATCGAGGCGAGGAGCTGGCTGAACTGGCTCTTAGACAAGCGCATCTTCTGACGGGCCTCCTTCTCGGACATCTTGCCGCCATGAGCTACGAGCAATGCCCTCAAGATCTCGCCTCGATCCATCTGGGATGGCGTAGGATCAGCCGGAGCCTCCAATCTCGCTAATCTCTGCCTATCAAACGCGATGTCCCGGCCAATCCGCTCGCAGTCTTCATCCTGTCTTACTGCTAGTTCCGTGATTCTGCGGTCCTGGGATGCCACCTGGACTTTGAGGCGTTCAATCTCACTGACAAGATACAAGACCGCACCAGCAGGCAGCATTACCACAGAATCAGGCAGATCTTCGGACACTGTCGTAGCTCCAGAAAAAGAGGGCGAGGTCAGTACTCCTCTGGCAACAGGATCGTTGTAGCACTCCTATCAGCTTCTGTGATTATCCAGATTTTGCAGCCATCCGGCAAGTGATAGGCCGAAAGTAGTCTGAAGCCCTCCTTAAGTGATAGCTCGTTCTCTGCTTTGTCCTCAGCGCAGACATCTCCCCAATCTCCGTTAGCGTGTCTCTTAATGTAGGGCCAGAAGCTCTCTTCATTAAGGGCTTCCAAGGCCCCAGGTGTCGCTGCAAGCAGCCCTAGAGAAAATTTTGGTGGCATCAAACCACCTGGACTTGCTTCTTCTGCCAGTATGCGAGATCTTTCAGCGTTGTGTCATGGCCGCAGTCAATCACCATTTCTTGCAAAATAGAGGATTTGGGAGATTCGGCTTTGATTGTGTCAGGATCGACAGGACCATTGAAGCCGCCTGGCCACTTGCCTTCCGGCTTTATGCTATCCTCTACCGGCTCGCAAGCGGCAGGCTTAGCAATCTGCTCGGCAAAATACTTCCTCTGATGCTTACAAGGTCCGTTGTGACGATAAATCGCGCTCGGACAAGAGCACGCTTTTGCAGTCACCGTATAGTATGCATCTTTCTTGTTGTTCAAAACCAATACCAAGCGACCATTATCAAAGCTAACGTCAGTAGGGAGCGGGTCACTTGCCCTTCCCACATAGGCCAATAGTGCTTTCACGGCGTCGATGCTCTGCGTTAGAGGGCTCGCGCTGTCTAATAGAGTTCTTCCTTCCATTCTGTTTCACCAATTAGTAATTACTACGTAATAGTTAATTAACTTATTGGTGCGATTAAATTAATATATGGAATCGTATATTAAATAGTTTGGTTAATAGAAATATCTATATGAGGGAACAGGCGCATAAAAGCCAGGATTAGTAGAAGAATGAGCAGATTTCTCTGCCCATTCTTAGCCGCTAGTTTTGGTGAAACAGAACGGCAAGGTATAGAAGGGGCTTATTGGATATAGGATTTTGCATTCAAAACTTACAGCACAGAGCCTATTACATATTGGAAAAATTTAGGTTATTAGGCAGCGTATTCACCTGCAAAAGACGCGATAAGCTTTATATGTTGGCGTCAGTAATCAAGATAAAAGGCAGTCTTCACAAAATCGATATCTAGAAAGCTAATTATGCGGGGGACGGGAGTCGAACCCGCGAACACCTTCGTGACAGGGTCCTAAGCCCTGCGCCTTTAACCACTTGGCAA